GCCTTTTCCAGCCAAAGGAACTGTTTTGAGAGTCGTGCCTAGTGCATAAGAACCACCACCACCACCAAAAACACTACCAACAACCCTACCAGTAGTGGCAGAGCCTAATTTCTCACCAACATATTCACCTGCTTGTCCACCAGCTTCAGCGGCAGAGCCAATAACTTGTTGTTCAGCAGGTCGCATGATGGTTTGACCAAACATACCCATTCTTCGGGTAGCCGCTAATGCAGGAAATAGATAACTTTCTGGTGATGTAACAGCCTCTGTGCCTTGAGCAAGAATCCTCTGCATACCAGTTTGAGGTTGCACTCCAGTAGTTCCAAGGGCTTGCATAGTCCCTTGATAAATAGGTTCACGACCCGTTTTAAATGTCTCTACAAGACCACCCTCTGTAGGGGGAGCAGATAAATTGCTCGGCAATGGGTTAAATATGTTTTTACCTCTAGCAAAACCACCAGAAGCTCTCATACCCAAAGTTAAAGGGTTAATTCCTGCTCTTTCCAAAGCAGAGAAAAGAACATTTGATAGACCTGAAACAGTGCCAACAGTACTTGCAAAACCTCTTCGTGCGGCTTCAGCAGTCACAGCACCAGTAGGAGGCGCTTCTGGCTTTTCTCCTGCCAACATCTTCAAGGTTTCGTCAGAAAGAGAAGCAATATTGCCAGAGGACAAAGCCTCCAACTCTGCATCAGACAAAGCGTTAAGGTCTAATTTACTCATTTTGAACCCTTTTTGCGTTGTTCAAGTATTGCTCGTGCTTGTGCCGCTACATCACCAGATATTGGAGAGGCAGTAACTGCTTCAAACTCAGGGAATTTAAGAGCCGCATCTACACGAGCACGATCATAGCCAGGGGTGCTATATGCAATGTTTCTTTGCACATCAATCTCTCTATTGGCTTTATCTGTAGATACCTTCTTAATCGCATTCAAGGTGTTCTTAATGAGGTTCTGTGTTTCCAATGTTGGAGTACCAGTAAACAATGTTGAAGTACTGTCTAAAAGTCTGCCAAACAAAGATGGGTCGCCACCAGCTTGCTCAACATCACGCCTACTAAGTTGACTATCTCCAAGAGCCTTCGCCAATTGCACCCTTGCCGCATTGAATGAGACAAAGTTATTTGATGTAATTGAATCGTTAATGGCTTGCAATGCTTGGTCTGCCGCAGTAACAGATTGGATTTGAGGAGCAATTGTCTTCTGCACATCGGCTCTAAACTTTGGTATATCAGCTAAGTCTTTTTGACCTGGCATCACATTGGTGACTTTAGGTGCGCGTTTAACTTGCTCATCTTCAACACGCTTATTAACGATTGCTCGTTCAGCAGGAGTAAGTTGAGCAAAACCTTTGTCATACAGTTCAGAAGAAACAGCCTCTCTGTCTGTGCCAAAACGCAAGTCTTTTTCAGGCTTTGTTGTCAAACGATTTAGTTCTGACAAACGAGTCGTCAACATATTGAATGCACGATTTCGTTCTGGTGATGGCTCTTGATTTCTCAATTGATCTTGAGCATCTGTCAAAGTAGCAATCTCATTAGCAATCTGGATGTCGTTAGGAGTTGCTTGTTGACGCTCACGATTTGCTTGCGCTCTACGCTGTGCCGCCAATGCTTGTTCACTCTCAGCCTTACGATAGACATCAGCAAGCATCATTGCTCCCTGTCCATCACCAGCTTGTTGTAGCATCTCTACACCTCTAGCAATAGAAGCAGGATCAGCATAGTTAATTTGTCCTGAAATCTGTTGTCTAGCAGTAATACGGGCTAGTTCAGGGTCTTCACCACCTAAACCACGACCAATAACACCACCAAGCATATTAGCGCCACGACCAATGGCATAGTTTGCTTGCTCAAAAGGTGATAGCTTTGCATATTGCAATGCTTGTGCGTCAGCTCTAGCCTGTTGGCTTTGCTGGTACATATCGGGCGTAATGCCGAATAAAGATTGGACGATTTCTGCCATGATTTACTCCTTATTATGCTTACGCACTACCGAAAGGGCCACCTTGAACAGCGCCATCATAAATACCATAGCCAGGAACACCCTGATTCCATCTAAACCCTTGTGCAAAAGAACCTGCCGCCTTCATAAGTGCTGGATTCTGTGATGCACTAACCAATGCTGTTGCAAACGGGTTATAGGCATTAGCTGCAAACATTGAATTAGCCGCACCCATACCACCACCATACAGAGCATTAGCACCTGTTGGATTGGCATTTCGACCACCCAAAGCAGAACCCATCTCCAAAGGTTGTTGTCCAAGAGATTCAAGTCCTGTAGCACCTTGCAGATACGCTTGATAAGGAGTAAGAGCCGCTGCCTGACCACCATAACCCTGAGTCAATAGGTTGCCACCAGTAGCAAACAAACCAGCACCAAACCTTGTCTGATCCATGCCAGCTTGCATACCTTCAGTAGCCAATTGTGCATCTTGTTGAGCAAGAGAGTTGTAATATGCTTCCATCTCAGGACTAGAGGCCCTTAAACCCTCTCCACCGCCAGGACGCACGCCTGTAGCGCCTACAGATAATCCCTCACGACCAGTGTTAAACAAGTTTGTTCTCAAACCTGCCAATTGGCGCTCACGACTAGGAGCTAAAAGATTCTGTCTACCAAGAATATACTTTTGAGCCGCTTGCTCTGGAGATTCAGCAAGATATTGCTGACCTAAACTAAACAGTCCTTCAGCCGCACCGCCTAATGGAGCAAATCTTGCTCTCGCACCAGCCGCATCAGTTAAGCCTGTTTCTGCTAGACCTAAGAATTGGTCTTGCATCGCTTTCATTCGAGGGTCTAATGTATAACCCGCACCAGTAACTCGACCCGTTGCTGGATCAGTCGTAAAGTTAGATGAACCGAATCGAGTCGTTACACCTACTGGCCTAAAACGAGCCTCATCAGCCGCAATCTGCGCTGCTTTTATCTGTGCATCAGCCTGTGTCTGGGCGGCTTTTCTTGCTGAACGACCACCCAATAAACCACCAACTATGGATGCTCCTGCTGTAATCAATGCTGGCATATCAAACTCCAATCAAAATATCGTCCACTTTTGACGGGTCTTTCTCGTCAGTGGCGTGAATACAAAACCAAACACAATCTGTCAACGCTTTAACACCATGCGTTAAACCCGCTTTAATCTCAATGCAAGCTGGCGCTTCAATAACTTCTACTTCCTCACCCTTCAACACCGCTACCTTACCCTTTGCCAATATAGACAAATGGCTAAAGTCATGCGTATGCTTCAAAATGGCTGTGCCTTCGCTAAACTGCGATTCCTTGGCATACAAACCATCACTGAAGTGGTGTGAAATCATGCTGTACGCTTCCACATCGCAACAGTAATGTACGGCTGAAGGTTGGTGTTAGAGTCAGCACTACCGCTTGTATCTGTTGAGCCTGAAATGGTGTGAGTGTGGCTACCAGCAGACTGAGAAAGCGGAACATCTGCACTACTACCATCTGTATCACAGAAAGTATCTGTAGAGAAACCAGAGGTTGTCGTAACGCCAAATTGTTGTTTATTGGTTGTGCAATCTAATGGATAGTCAACAGCGTGTTGGTGTCCCTCATGATTGCTTGTAGTACCGCTGTATGTGTGTCCGTGTATCGGAAGAGTTGTATCTTTGCTACCACCAGTTTCTTCCAAGGTGTCAAACAAAGCATCACTTGGATTCAAACCAACCATCACTCGACCAGCACCAAACGCTGTCCAAGTACCAAAACCCAACAGAGTAGCGGGATTAGTGCTTACACCAGCATTGATGTAGATAGAACCTACAGGATAAACAGCCGCCAAAGCAGATGTAACTCCACTTGCAACTGCCGCTGTAACAAAAGCAGTAGTCGCTACCTGAGTGGTGTTTGTTCCACTAGATGCTGTAGGAGCAGCAGGTGTTCCAGTAAGAGTAGGAGATGCTAAATCAGCCTTAGTCGCAATAGCCGTAGAGATATTGACAAACTCAGTATTGATCTCAGTACCTTTGACAATCTTGAGTGGATCACCAGAAGATAATGCATCTTTAGTAGCGAAATTAGTGGATTGTGTATAGTTGCTCACGACATTTTCCCGTCTTTAGATTGAATTTCAATTCGCTGTATAGACAAAGGCGAACCATTGATGTTTGACTCGTAACCAGTTTGAACAATTTTACCGCTTCCACTTGCCTGAACAACCAGAGTCTGTAAAGCAACACCATCAGAATATTGTGCAACTACTGTGGCGTTAGCACCATATTCAGCAATGCCATACTGAGAAACAGATTGTGTTGGGATAAGAGCATTGGCAGACAAGTAATTCGTAGTGAAGTCAAAACCCCACTTCATCGTGACATACTGGTTTGTTCCACCAATCACAACTATCTTTAATCTCTTCAACAAAGAAGTGACATTGGCATTTCCAAGGTCAGCATGATTTGTGTAGTACATCATCCTGTAAGAAGATGTATGGTCTTGGTAGTTACTGTACTTACCAATGTAACCATTCTTGCCAATCAGAACATCGCCATTCCTTCTTGATAGCAAAGCAGTAGGCTCAATAGAATCCCACACTGTGACCCTGAAAGAACCATCTTGCAATTGAACCCTAGTGTCAAAGCAGTAAACCTCTTTAACAGTAGGCAATGTCATCAAGTAAAAGGCTTCTGTCTCTGAATAAACAGTCTTGATATTGGCAAGTGTCTCACTACCAATGATAGCCATGAAGTCACTTCTAATGTTCTTAGACAAGTCTCCAATCGGTGCAGACTTCTCAATGATCGTTCTAGCAAACGACCTAACACCTGAGTTAGACAAGAACAGAACATCCTTACCAGTACTCTGAATAGAGTCCCTAGCAATACATCCAATACCGCCTACAGTGTCCTGTAGAGACATCGTAGTAGGAGTAGTAGCGTTGGCATACACCAGAATCTGACGCTTACCAAAGATGATCAAGAAGCCATTGTGAGCCGCTAAACCTGTGATCTCATCAGCACCATTAGGCCAAACTCGATCAATGTTCAAAGTTCC